CTTATACGATATAACTGCATGTGATACGATAACAACAACAGTAAGTACACTCACAGCGTTTGTAAATTACGATGTTTAGAATTAAATAATTATATGGCGATAGAAGATGAAATTATTAATATAACCGACCTTGATATAGGTACAGATATATCGACCGGTGATAAATTACTTGTAGAGACAAGTAATGGGACAAAGCTTTTAGATTTTAAAGATTTTATTATTGGTACAGATAATATCAGCTTTTTCGACAAAATATCTTCTGCGTTTGTATCTAACAGTTTAAAGTCTAAACCTCACTTCGGTTCTATAACTGGTAAGTTTACTGATATCGCTGACACTTCTAATATGAATATATTACTTAGTTCAACACCGGAAAACTATATAACTAAGTATAAAGATATAAGTGGTACTGTAGAATTAACAAAACGTAATTATAATGATATATTTACATTTTCATCTTTGTCAGCAGATATTGGTGGTAATACATCCAACATAAGAAATCTACAGGCGGATGTTAGTAAGATATTAACAGAAAATAGTTTAACTGGTTCTGTTTCATCAGCTAATTTTATGGTAGCTGTAACTGAAGGGTTCGCCACAGGAGCAAGTTCGTTATTATCATTCGGACAGAAAGAAATAGATCCAGTTACTACTCATACAGGAGCCGCCATGACTATTGCGCCTACATTTGGTTTGACATTCCCATCGGAAAATTTTAATAATAATAATATATTTCATATACAAATATCTATTAAACTTAATGTTCCTAGGATGACGGGGGATATGTCAGAAAGAATAACACTAGAAAAATCGACTGACGGCGGTACGACATATAATGTAGTTACAGAGTTTGAACCTTTAAAGAGGGTGACTAGAGACGGTCGCTTTAATTTAAATACCTCTCAAAGATATTCATTATTTAAAGACACTTATATGCTGAAAATAAATCAAGGAGATAAAATAAGGTTTAGCTCAACAGAAAGTAAGCCTAAATTACTTGTAGGTAGTAGAATAACAGGTATACGTCTAGCATAATATGAGTCTTAGAGTAGTACAACTTAACAGTGGGTCAGTTAAACCCATACAGTACAGTCATATACATGACTCAACTCTAACTTTCCCTTACTATAGAGAGAACTTTAACATTGGTCTCACAATTAATGATTATCTTTTTAATCAAATACCTAAAGATAAAAAGACTAATTTTGATACACAATATACTCTAACTAACTTATATCCGTTATCTACCATATTAGAATTAAACATACCTCACACAACCGCTTCAGTAAGCGCGTTTACATCAACTATTAAACAAGGTACTAAATATATACGAACTGATTTTGATAAATTAAGTGCTGGAGTTGTACCGAGTACAGAATTTAATAGATTAAGTAGTAATTACTTTTATACATTCTCTATTTCTACGTTATCAGCAACCAATAATGTAGGTACAGTTGAGAAGAGAGTGGGTATTACTCAAACGCATAATAACGAAACATATCACGCATATATAAGTAGCGGTTTAGTTCGGTTCACTAAATTTGTACCTGATAAAATTACAGCTGGGTATCCATATGCTGCAGGATTTAAATTTAACATCGAAGGGGATAATTTAAATTTATATGCAACAGAGATGTACAAACATAATCCATCTCCACAAGCTCAAATAAATGCAATTGCTAATACAACTCTCCAAACTCTCACCTCTCTTAGAATTTTTAATAATTCTGGAGCTTCATCTGGTACTTCGACATATTTAAGTGGCAGCCCAGTAGCAAATTTTACTGCAGCAGTTGATTACGCGACAAGTAACTTTACAGTTAATAGAAGAATATATACAAAAGATTTTAAATACATACCTAATAGTTATGTAGAATATACTTCATCTTTTAATGCTGATACAGTTGATCTCAATACATCAACTTCAGTACAACATGTAAGTAATAATTATTTTGTATTTGGTAATAACTATAGGTTTACAGAAGATGGTAAAGATATTGTAATTAGTGCGGATTTATTCCCGTTAAAAAACCAAGCCACTCTCAAAGAGTATTATTCAAAAAATAATCACTTTAATGGAGAACCAAATTATCTAAATAGAGTATACGAGAAAATTCACTCCGGTTCAAATCAAGTAGACGGGTATGAAAAAATAGGTCTTTCATATAACATAGGTACATATGATATGACGTTTAAGTCAAATAAATTAACATACTTTACGACCCCTAATTCTATATCCCCATACACAAGATTAAACATTAACGATTCTAAAATTGAGAATTTAGGTTCTATACCAGGTGAACAACCTTTACTTTCTGATAAAGTATTTAAAAGAAGGACAATTGCTAAAAATAATAGTTTTAGCGATGACGTAAAGCCAACATATTTGTGTAGTTGGTTATCAGGTAACCAAGGAGGAGAAACTAAATGGGTAGATAGATATTATAATTCAAAAATATCTTCTTTTAGTAATGCTTTAACTGGAACAACTTTTTATAAAACAGTAACCTCAGCCTCAATGTCCGGTACAGAAATGTTTGATGTTTCTTCTAATTTAGTATTCGAACCAAATAACGATTATATTTATTATCACATTGGAGATCAAGATTATGAAAATTTATTCAAAGCATATGACTCTCTTACTTTCAGTAAAAGTGTAGAATTTACTAATAGTAAAAATGTACCAATTGCAATAAACAAATCAAAACAAGATGATGAAATAGTTTTTGATGGGGATACATATGGTAGATTTACTACAGACCACGTAGGAGATTTTAGTGTTAATTTTTGGTTAGATTCAAATACATTTGAGAGACCTTTCTGTCATAAAATTTTAGGTAATATATTCGGTAATCAAGGGTTTAGTATATTTAACACAGACTTAGTCACTCCAAATATTATGTTACCATCTGGTAATAAAATATTATTTTTAAATAACGATCTTGAAGTTTACGATACCTTAACACTTACAGATAAGGATGTAGACATAAACATTAAAGGTATTGGTAGGAGAGATAATTATTCTAATTATTTTGTTTTAGGTGAAAATAATGTAATTTATGAATTTAGCGAATCAAGTGACTTAGTATCAAAATATACTAGTATAGATAAAAATACTGTTATTGATGATTTTGAAGTTAGTGAAAATAAAATAACAGCGCTGTTTAATCCTGTTAGCGCGAAAAAATATTTTGAATTTAATACGAGTAGTAATAGTACTCCTTCGTGGAGTACTACAAGTAGCGTATCTGCAGACACAGTAGGTAAAAAAGGAAAAATAGTTGAGGTTGATACGACTAATATGATATATGAAGTCGATAGTGAAAATGGAAATGGTAACGAAGTTGCTCATTTGAACGACGACACACCAATTATTTTAAAACAAAACAACCCTAATATTCCTGGAGTGAGTTATAACTTTCTTCAAAAAGGAATCCAAACAGATAACGTCACAAACACTATTGTTTCTGGACTGTCTATTAAAAGTAATATACAAGGAGTCGTTACAAACGATGATAATCAAATTATTGTATTACATGATAATAATAGAATTTCAATATTAGACGAAAATAGAAAACTATTAAAAACTCGTAAATTCTGTAATCAAATAACAGGTAATAGATCAACAGAAAAATACATCGATTTAATATATGATTTCAAAGATAATAATTATGAGAAATATATTTTATTAGTAGAAACAAATAAAAATAATACTCAAATTTACAAGATAGATTATAATTTAAAAATTAATAATGTAAAGAGATTAACAAATGTAAGTATCAATAGTTTAAGCCATACTAAGACCGTTACGAGCTATTCTTATTTGAAAAAAATTGGAGCGAATAAATCTAGAATAAAAGTTGTATTAAGCTCTAAACCGAAATTTACTACAACAGGTAGGTTTACAAATTGTAAACAAACTATAGATTTTGACGCAAAGCAATTAAATGCTGGGTATAATCATTTCTTTGTTAATGTATCATTCCAAAAAGGTTTATTAGAATTATATGTAAATGGTAAATTATATCAAACTAACAATTTTGAAGCCGGTAAATACATTTTAGATAATGTATTAGGTTCTGGAATATATATTGGCGCTGTTAGTACGCCTTATTTTCTTACTCTTGCTAACAAATTACGACAGCCTGGTAAATATTTTGTCAATGGTTGCAAAATGAAAGGGCTTCGAATGTATAGTAAACCTTTAAATTATTTTGATATTTTAGCTCATTATAATTATCATGTAGGAGATAAGGATGTAATTTGGTCCTATCCTCTCGGTCAACGTACATATGTAGATACTATAGACAAGTTAATTAAATTTAATTTACCAGAAAAAATTAGTAATAAATACCAAATTGATATTCAAAATCTTGGTATTACAGATGATAAATTAAATGATAAATTAAAGGTTAGAATAGAAAAAGAACTACCAAAAATTACACCATTGTTTGATAGTATTGATAAATTGACGTTAACCTGATTCCCAGTTCTTTTTGTATACTCCACAATCATGCAGTATAAAAGCCTCTTCTTTAAGCTTAGATAAAAATTTTGGCTTGCAGTTATACCTCATATCTAATACATCAAACTCACCTTTATATTGAACTAATAAATGTTCTAAAACTGTTTGTTCTACAACTGTACCGTCTCCAAAAACTGGTCGAGTAACTACCCAATCATTAACAATTTTATTAGTTATCGGAGTATTAGGTAGGATCATACTACCAGCATTTAATTTATTTTTATTACCCCAATCTGCTTTTTGTTTTATTTTGCTGGTAGTAAAAGATGGGTGAATAGAACTTACGTTTGTTAAATCTGGTTCATTTATAATTTCACAATCAGAATCAAGATACCATATAACTCCATCCTCGTTAATTTCTTTTAATTCTTCTTGTATAATTTTTGGTTTTTTATTATTGTTATTATCCCAATTACGCGTATTTTCAAAACCAACCTTTTTGAATTTATAATTAAATTGTTTACAGCTCTTTTCAAGTACAGATATTACTTTTTCATATATAGTATCCTTACTATAAAAGCTTAATATGGTAACATTTTTTTTATCTATCATTAAAATGTTGTTCTTAATAACCAAATAAAACCATACATAAAAAGAAATATGACCCCCCAGCTAAGAAGCCCGAGGATCATATAAACATATATATTTCTCATTGACCAGACAAAAACACTGACTTTAATCGCTCAAGATCAGCGACCACTTCTTGAGCTAGGTAATGTCTAGCATTATCTGTACTCTCCATAATTAGGGTTTGACCTCCCATTGTATGTTCATTTACAATGTTGCGATACTTACTAATCATACCGTCAATTTGAGCGTATGTTTGTCTAGGTTTTGTTCTTTCGAATTCTGAAGGGTTCATATAATTATTTAACCTTGTTGGTTGTTACCTCCATGATTTTCTCTGACAATATCATTTTTATTAATTTCCACCCAGTAAATTTCGTAACAAATACTATCTTCAAGAGCCTCAAATATATGATATTCCTGTGGAGGTACTGTGGTTGCTTCTCCTGTATTTAATATTGTTACATCAACTAAATCATAATCGTTCTTCCATGCAGTTACTTTTAGTTTACCTGATTCAACATAAAAACAATTATGTTTAAATTGATGTTTGTGCTTGCTACAAAACCCTCCCTTTTTAGTTTCTATACGATGTATCTCAACATTATTCTTGTTAAAGAGAGGTTGAGTGACTCCCCACACTTTGCCTTGTTTATGTAAGTTCATTATTTAGCTTTAGGAGATACAACGTGTACTCCTGATCCCCTCCCAGACAACTTACCATAAGGGTTGAGGCGGCGATAATCAGCGAAGTTCTCTTGACTTACAATCTGACAATCACCGCCAGTCTTATGACCGAATACCATAATACCTTTCTTACGAGGTTCAGACATCCCTTTAAAAGCGCATGCTTTACAAATCTTAAGACCGATTGCAACCCTAGCAGGTTCGACAGGTTTACCACATATGCATTCCATATTCAATATAATATGAAAGCTAGAAAAAACGTCAAGTTTAAAACCCTATCTTTTGAGCGTTCCAAAATCCATCTAGAACCTTCTCACCACCTAACGTAGCATTAAGACAGGTAAGAATAACAGTTGCTTCTCCTGCAATATTTTTTCTCTCTGCATCAAACATCCCATTAATAACTAATGACTTTCCATCCTCGCTTAAACCGGTCCAAGGTCCAGAACAATTTACCATAACCCATTTTTTAAGAATTACTTGGTTACCATCAACATCAGTCCCTGTTCCCTTTTCTTGTTGATATGTTGCGATTGCCATGTTTGAATAATCATCTGCCATCCATTGAGCAGTGATTCCATGCTCATGCTTTAAAAGTACTTGTTGGTTAAATCTCATAATATTATTTACCCTTATAAAAATTAGAGCAATAGTATAATTGAAATTAACGCAAATCTTTTTTCTCAGATAACTTCTCTAGAATATGATACAGTTGAATGAATTCCTTCTTATATCGTCTTTCGAATCGTCGAGCATCTACTTCCCATTTATTCTGACAGTATGTAGGTCGCTCTTTGTCAACATCTTCCTCTGTGTAGTTTAACTTCTCCTCAGATACCCCTAACATGTTATCCTGTATCCAATGTCTAAGCTCATGAAGATAATGACTTACAAATGTATCAAACCTCTTCTCTTTACTCCACCCGTTCTGATCTAGATTTCCAGTCAAGTAAAGTTCGTCGAACCCGAAATA